AAGGAACGCAGAAAGTTTATCTAAAGCAACTTTTTTAGCCTTTTCAGCAGCAAGTTTCTTGGCGGTATCTAAACGCTTTCTTTCGATTGCTTGTAATTCTTTAGCACGCTTAATTGCCGCTTCGTCTGCTTTTTTCTGTAAAGCAAAATACTGTGCGCCACCAGGGAACTTGCCAGAGATAGCACCAGGCGCTCCCATCTTTTGTACGCCTAGTTTTCTGCCTTCTTCTCTTAGTTTGTCTAAGACACCGCCAGGCCCGATATAGCCACCAATTACAGGAATAAGTCCTGATAAATCAAAACCGCCTGGAGAGAATCCAGTCTTTAGTTTTTCAATGAGGGAGGCAGCACCAAGGGTTGCTTCAGAAGTTGCCTTGGCGAAATCTTGCATTGCACTTGTTGCCTTAGGTAATGAGCCTGCACCAGCAAGTAAAACAAAACTATCTACTAAACCTTTTCCAATAACTTCTTTTGCTTGCTCTGCGTTTTCTTTAAGTATTAACAACTGGCCTGAGTAAGTTAAAGCAGCGTCAGTTGCGGCACCAGCAAGGCGAGTATCTAGTAACTTTTGTATGTCCGCAAAGGACCTTAATTGTAATTCTGCTTTTGTAAGGCCTGTGTTGTATTGATTGAGCGCCTTACGATTACCAAGGTATGCCTGGCTTAAACCTTTAGCCGCTTCAGAAACGCTAATGTTATTGGCTGCTGCAATATTCATTGCAGTATTCATTAGTTCTTGCGACTTAGTGACTGAGCCTGTTGCGCTTAATAGCGCCTGCATTGCAGGAACGCCTTCATCGCCAGTTACGCCATAAAGTTTTCCAAGATTGTCAATGTAAGTTGTGATTCTTGAAGTTTCAAAGGCTAAGCCTAAATTCTTCATTGTGTTGGCAAGTACGGCAGCCTCACGCTCTGAGTCCATAAATGCACGAACTGAAGCCTTGCCAAAGTTAACAACTGCGGCAACAGAGAATGTGATTCCTATTGCCTTGGCAAGATTCTTAACTGTACGTTCTAGTTTTTGAGCAGATGTTTCAGCCTGCTTAAACGCCTTAGAGCCTGTGAACTCCGAGGCGATTTGAATGGCTATCTTGGAAACGTCCATTATGCTGCTCTCTTTACATCTACAATTGAAGTGCGTTTATTAAACTTAGCAGTAACGCTTTCTACTGCCTTGAAATAAGCAGTAAGAACTTTACCGTTTGTTTCATCCCATGCACGATAAATTAAGCGACCACGCTTATCGCCAATACCAGATGTTTTCTTTTGTCCGTAGATTGGCCCAAGGTTCTTAATAAATTGCTCACCTGCTCTAGGATTAACAGAGTGTGAATAGCGCTTTTGTGTAACATTCTTGCCTGGTCCAACCCAAGGCTGACCGCTTGGATTCTTACGTCCTGCGGTTTCAATAATTGCACCTAATGCAGATTTGTTTTCAATTGCCGCTAATGAAGTAAAACCACGATTATTAGCGCGGCTAGGACTGGTTTTGTAACTAATGCCTTTGCGTATAATATTTGAATCATACATAGGAAACTTTGCTTCAGAGAATGAACGACGTTGCCATCCGCTCATAATGTCTGAATCACTAGGTACGAAACCACGCGCCTGTTTAACAACTGGCTTCAATGCAGCAGCAACTTCTTTGCGCAATTCAGTTGCTAAATCAGGTGCGTAATCTCTTAATGCTTTACGAAGAGCGAGAGCGCCCACGACTTCTGTTGGCATCTCTCATCTCCTTTGCATCGTCTTGAAGAACCTTAATTAAATTCTTTAACATTACTTCATCTAGTTCTAATAAATGTTGTGGCGCGACTCCTAGCCTCACGCTTAATTTAGCGATAAGGTAGGTGACGGAATCGCGCCCTAGTTCGGGGAATCGTCATCGAGAACTTCAACGTCAATCAAAGTTT